GTTAACAAAGACTCGATGGAAGCTATTGAGTTTTGTCAGGCCCGGCCAGTCTGGTGCGCCAACGGTTACAGGTTCATAAGAGACCCATATCGGGTGATAAACGTGTACATGCGCTCGGCGAGGTGGTACAATACGCAGGCCGACGCAGAAATGTATTGGTCAGCTATAAGCCAACCTGAGTTGATGATTAATCGAGGTGTTCCGATATTGTACGCATTTTTTAAAGCCCTGAACAGGCATTCCAACGGCGCGAAACCGTGCAAAAGCCAGCTAAAACGCTTTTATCTCAAGAGTGCGTTTGAATCCAAAGTGTTGCTAAGCGACATGGAATTGGACGACGACATAACAATTGGGACGAGAGCTAGCTTCGCGAAAGCATTTGGTATTCCGCCGGAGGAACAACTCTTAGTAGAGGCTTTTTGGGAAAACTGGTCACCTGGCTGTGAATGGGTCAGGAGATAAGTGCCGACATGTGCTGCACCAAATGCGCCAGGAAATGGCAGATATGACCGCGAAGGGCAAACGTTCGTTTAGTAACTGGGATCAATCTTGGTGAATTGCGGGCGATCCGGAGCGTGAAAGTGCATCTGGACACCGGAAGTGTCGATAACCGGTTGTCACAAATCGACTGTGGCGCACAAGGTAAAACCAAGCGATAACTCTTTTTATTAAAACATTCAAATTCTAGTTAAAACAGAATGGCAACAACAACTGAATCAAAACAACTCAACACCCTGGTCCGACGATGCGGGGGGACAGATGAAGGGGCTAAGTGGCTTAAATTGGCTGTGGATCCTTTTCATGATGTTGATCTTGAGCTTGTTGGCTTTCCAGATGAGAAACCGGGAAGGAGCGTTATTTATAATGTTACGAAGAACATTACAATTGCTAGACCTTCCTCGGTTACCGGAAAGTTCGACACTCACGTCACCTTCCTCCCTTTAGTTAGGTCCACCGAATGGGCTTCGAGAGAGTCCTTTAAATCACCAAATGGAGATTGGGTCGATAGCATTAAAAACGGACATAATCCTGTGGGGTTGCCGCCTGGCATCATCCAGGTTTGTTCCGTTCCCCAAGGTCAGGCAACCTTTCGTGGCATGGCCGGGGAGACATACGCGGCAATGGATTACGGATCGCTTCTCGACACTGATGGATCATCGATTTCACGGCTCATCGGCTGTGCTTTTGAGGTCCATAACACTACCGAGGAGCTTCACAAGTCTGGCGCAGTGACAGTCTACCGCTACGACAACAACAAAGATGTTGAGGCTTTTCGCATCGTCGTCAAAGATGCGGATGGGAACACGACCCGTGGCACGGAAGCATTGAATTCAACCGTCGTTCACGGCCCCCCAACTG